AACAGATCACCTATCAAAACTTCAATGGAAGGTGACTTTGATACAGGCAACGTTAGATACAAAGCGAGAGAAAGATACGTATTCGGATTCTCTGATCCAAGAGGTATCTTCGGTTCAAACGCAACGTAATAAATAATTTAAAGGGGCCGCTTTTAAACGGCCCCTTTTTCATATATAAGGTGTGAACATGAAAAATTTCCTAGTCAAAATATATGCGTATAATTACAAAATGGAGCTAATTATTACCTCTATGGATGGCCCATTAGATATAGAAAATGCAATAGTTGACAAACTAGGAAAAGGTGATATAAAATGGGAATATCTTGGAGAAATGCATGATCCAAGAATTAACCGAATAACCTATGAGGAGGTTATTAATGGAGGAGACGATGCAACATCTACAAAGTCTATACCAGAAGAAGAGGGGTCTAGATCTGAAATGGGAACAGGAGCATCTTAAAGAGGGTAGATACACTCTCGATATGGTTAAGATTGACAGAAAAGTCAGAGAAGTAATTAGCCAAATCAAACTTGCAGAAGCAGAAAAAGAGCATTTGCAAAATAGAATAGAAGACTCTGAACCTAAAGTTTCTGTAGCCACTTAAGAGCTACAAACAAAATCAATTCAAAAACACAGCCTACTTGCGCTCTACTTAAATGTGATGTATAAAAGACACACTATACAATTAATTAGAACATAGACGCGTATAGTCGACGGCCTAGAGACTAT